ATTATCTCTAACCTGAATCCATGGCCAATAAGTACATGAATAGTTACTATCCATATCCAATCCATCTATTGCATCCGTCACTTCATCAACTGTATCATAATTTGGTGATGCAATAATATAAAGTGAATCAGCCCTATCGGTTTCTGTCATATCAATTGCTTGTTCAACTAATGATGAATGATCATACCAATTAATACCTGGAGTTGCGAAAATATTAATATCAACAGCTTCCGGATTTGAAAAAGTTTCAATACCCGCTAGGTATGCATCATAGTCAGAATTTCCCGTGTCAGGGTCAAATACCCCACCATTATCGGTATTAGCGTTAAGGTATGTTGTTTTTCCATAGATATAACCATTACCATAAGTTTTAACGTTACGATAAATATCCCAACCATCAAATCCGCCACATACTGCAAAAGTGAATTTACGGTATGATACGGTATCTAACATCCCTTTAACAGTACCTTCCAAATCATATGGTGTACAATCGTACATGTAGCCAGTTATAGTACCACCAGTAATAGTGGACGCATTTGTTGATAAGTGGAAACCTGTTGACGTTGTAGATGGAGCCGTACCTTTAAATTTTAATAAATCGGTATCAAATCCCATTTGAGATGAAAGACCCAACGATACTTTTCTTACTTTGTCAGTTGAAATATCGTCAGCCACACCTGATGTATATGTTACAACATCACCAGCGGTATAATATTTAGTTTTATACATTGTATTACCCAATGAAGCTCCATTAAGAGAATCCGCATAAAACCCTTTGAAACCAGCAGGAATTGCTGAGGTCGGATGATCATCAACCATTGATAACATAATATATTTTGACTTTAATGCGTATGTGGTATCAGATGTACCGACTTTCAATGCAACATAACCTGGTAATTCAGGGTTCATGGTACATCTTGAATATTTTTCAAGAATAACTTGATTAGTATCAGTGTCGTTATAATCACGAACAACCATATCAAACTCAGCTGTATCAAGATCAATATTCATTATTGTTACTTTAACATCATGATTAGCGGCATCGCCGTCAGGAATTGTAATAACTTCGAATAAATCATCAACCACCCCACCTCTTACTTCAGAAACAACCATCGGCGACGATGGTGTAGCCCAAGTTGTAAGGAAATCATCACCCACACTTTGTTCGAGTGCGGTTGCACTTAAACCTCTAATTAATCCACGTTTTGATAATGCTGAAACTAATTCTGCATACGATTCAAAGGTATAAAGTGGATAATCACCATACACTTTATCATAAACATCAACACCTAATACTTTCTTAATATATTTTGTTGACGAACTATCCATTGAACATGTAAAATCTTTTGATGCACCATCTACTGTTCCAATTGTAAGTGTGAAATCACCTAATGGATTGGCCTCAATTGTTGACCCACCTGTAATTGTGTCGGTTGCAGACGACATTGTAACCCCAGTTGTTTCTAAAATCAACGTATCAACAGAATAATGTCCCCTTGATCTTAAAGCTGCAACCATTATACCACCATAATTGTTTACTGTTGCTCCAGTGTATGTGTATTTTGTCACATCCCAAGATCCTGCCCCATCGAACACAAAAAGATAAGATCTAAGATCGCCTGCACCTTCATAAAAATTATTTGACCATTGATAATTAGTAAAATCCCCAATTGGGCCAGTAAGTTCTGTTCCAGTCCCTGGTGTAGACCCTGTTGGAATTAATCCAATAGTAAACCAATTATCATTAATTAAATTATTGACGGTTATTCCTGATATAAATGCAGTTACACTATCACCCGTTGTTGCTGTTTTAGCATTTAAATCAGTTGTGTATGTACCAGTACCACCTGATGACATTGTTCCGCCACCCACTTCAGCATATGCTGTAGCAGAATAGGTAATCCCACCTAATGTTTGAATTCCCCATGTCGTCACAGGTTTATATCCTGTTAATCCAAGAATTCTTGTTACGAATAGTTGATTTGATTCCTGTAAATATGCTTTAGCTACGTAAGGTAGTTCATATTTAGGATTACTGTTCCCATCTTTTAGTGGTGATGTTGTTCCAAAATAAGTTTTGAATTCATCGAAACTACTAATAAGAAGAGGTTCGAATGCTGGGCCAGAAAGAGTTTCACCCACTAATCCTAGTGTAGTTACTCCAACGCTCTGTGCCACAAATGTTAAGTCTTTCTCTGATGTGTATACACCTGGAGAAACGAATACTCTGTTTGAATTTGCCATTGATTTCTATTTGGTTAATTGTTTATTTTTATAGTTATATATGATAAATATCTCATTTTTTCACAAAGATTTCCCAATAAATAAATTTGTGGATAGTATTTTATTCTTTTTTACTATTATTTATCTTTAGATATGGAAAGAAAGTATAAAAATATAAAGATCAGTGAGAAACATCATGAGATTCTTAAAGACTATTGTGATAGAAATGGTTTTAAAATTTATCGCGTAATTGAGAAATACATTGATGGATTGAACAAGTCAAGAAAAAAAGACATTTATGGTGAAGATTAATTTACCTCAAATAACAAATACTAATACTTGATCCAACAACTGGAGCAAAGTTAAATGTTATTTGATTTGAATCTCCACCTAAGCTATATCCGTCTCCAGTTACATCAACTAAACCGTTAGGGGTCGTATAAATCATACTGTTTATGACGTTTTTTGTGGTGAAAGTTAATGTTGATCCATCATAAATAAAATTCTCAACTTCTAAAAATAAAAGATTTCCATATGAGTCTTTAAACACATTAGACCTTCCTGCGTAGTAAACCACCATTACCGTTCCAATTGGGGGCTCAGCAAATGTAATTCTTGATGTCTGACCCATCCAAAAATAGTCAATTTCTCTATCTTGCATAAGTCCATTTACCGCCACGAAAAATAAAACGCCAATAGTTTCACCGACACTAAAAATAGTTTGCACCCCATCACCAGTAAATGACGCAACTTTTGTTTCAATTGAGGTAAAAATTGATTTCTTTTGGTAATTTTTTGTTTCCAAAAACTCATTCAATAGAAAGAATCTACTAATTGCTGGTTTTATTTCAAATTCTTCTGGGTCGATTAAAAACCCTAACATTAGAAATTCATATGTTTGGACATAATATCTACGAGTTTCTAGTGAGTCAATAGGTGAACTGTCACTAACTCTTTCTAAAATAATTGGAACATAATGACCTTTAATTGTAGTATATGCCTGGCGGGACGCAAATTTTTGTAATACAATTTTATTAAACCTGTTTAGATCCCTAAATTTTTGACAAACAATTGTAACTTCGAATCCGATATCAATTGGCACAGGTTGTGGTATCTTATAAACATCAGCCCCCTTTTCTGTACCGTTCCATGTTTGAACAGTAGCATAATGGAATTCCATTCTCTCTGGAATAGTTCGTATCAATGATGGGTTTGTTCCGGGTTGAACATCTGGCCTTCGAATAACACCAATAAAAGGAACTTTCATATTTCCATCATCATCTGCGAATGTCCAGTTATTTGAAATCTCACCCCATCTTTGAACGGTAAGAATTTTTGGAATTATTGGAATTTGTTCACCATCTGAAATAACTTTTAAATTATCTTTAACGAATTCTAACATTCCCATATCTAAATCATCATGTAATACAGAATCAGGTAAATAGGTGTCAGCATTCGTTATTTTATCCAATAATTCCTGTCTTCTTTCAAGATTTTCCTTCTTTTCGTAAACTTTTATATCGTTTTTCTTTGGATATGCCATTTTAAACCCCTCTAAATTCGTTTTCTTGTGTAGGTACACAAATTATTGATCTATAATGTGGTTTGTAACCAAACATTTTATGTTTTCCATCAGCAACGACCTTTCCATCATTAGATACTGTATAAAATCTAATTTTACTTTCACTTTCAGGGTAACCAATGTAATCCCCAAACCTTATGTCCATATTTAGGTCGTTTAATTCCTTTATATAGACAGAAAGTAACATATTACCCGGTTCAAGAAATCTTAAAAGTCCTGTTTTATAAGATTTGTTCTCTGCATTGGCAATTTGAACTAAACCGTGGAATTCCACTGGAGGTAAGAATTTTAATTGGTCTTTCCCAATTTCGGCATAAACTTCATCGGTATC